GTGAACAGAAGGAAATAACTCAATCCGGGGCAATGCGTGGTTACTGTGATGACTGCTATTCAAAGAAGTACACATGTGACGTATGTGGTGAGATTGCAGGTGATGAATGGTTATGGATTAACTTAGAAAAAGGAAAAAAAGGGCACAGAGATTGCATAGAAGAAGGTACATGAAGGACGACAGGCCATCAACAACGACCAAATAATCCCAGCAGAGCGGGGGCCGGATAATATATCTTTTATACTGAGAGGATGTGATCACTATGGCGACAGGAGTCACGCCAGAACAAAAGGAACGTATACAGGCCCTGTTAGCCGAGGGTAAGACTACAAACGCGATAGCCAAGGATTTAGGTATGTCGTGGAATAAAGTTGATGGTTTGATCAAGGAAATGAATCCAGAAGTAAAATCTGCAGACGTAGGGAGACCGCTAAAATTTAAAACTGTCCAAGAGTTGCAAGAAAAGATTGATGATTACTTTGAATCGTGTAAGAACATAAAAGGTGATTTAATACGTCCATATACGATAACCGGACTGGCATTGGCGCTTGATACAAGTAGAAAAGTGTTACTTGATTACGAGAATCGTGATGACGAATATAGTTACACCATAAAAAAGGCAAAACTCAGAATTGAGAACTTTGCAGAGGAATCACTATTTACATCCAAGCAAACTGCTGGGGTTATCTTTAACCTCAAGAATAATTACGGATGGCAAGACAAGCAAGAGGTAGGATTAAACGGTGGACTAAACAACACGAATCAGGACTTAACTAGCATGACCGCAGAAGAACGGAGGGAGAGAATCGATGAGCTTAACCGCCGCCGAGGAAATGGAACTCCTTCAACTGCTTGAAATAGAAGCCAAAGAATCAGCTAAGACCAATTACTATGATTACGTTAAATATGTCCATGGTGGCCTTTATAAAGAGAGCCGACATGGATTTTTTATATGCGACATCATCCAAGAAGCAATAGAGCGCAAGAAAGCTATGATCGAAGGTAAGATACCGATGGAGAACCAATACCTTGGATTCTCGATACCGCCAAGGCATGGTAAGTCTATGACGATCACAGAGACGCTTCCTAGCTTCTACCTCGGACAATTTCCAAATGACCGCATCATAGAAGGATCGTACAATACGACATTTGCACAGAAGTTTGGAAAGAAGAATCTGCAAAAGGTCAACATGTACGGAGATGAATTATTCGGATTACGTGTTAGTCCTACTTCTAAGTCTTCATCCGATTGGGATATCGATGGCACACGCGGAGGCATGATTTCACGTGGTATTCTTGCCGGTGTAACTGGTGAGGGTGCTGACCTTATGATTATTGATGACCCGATTAAAAACCGCGAGGAAGCAGACTCAGAGGTCTACAGGGAAAAGATGTGGGGAGAGTGGATTGATTCATTCTCGACACGTTTACACCCTGGGGCCATTTGTATTTTTATCATGACACGATGGCATGAAGACGACCTAGTAGGCAGGCTGCAAAATCGCGAATACGGAGAGCCATTAGCGATGATTATGACGAATCTTCCGCTTGAAGCTGAGGAAGGTGATTTGCTAGGTAGAGATCCTGGTGAACCGCTTTGGCCTGAAAGGTATGGTTATGATTTTATCGAGGCAAGGAAGAAGTATCCATCATCGTTCAATGCTCTTTACCAGGGTAGGCCGACAAGCCAAGAAGGTAACATGCTTAAACGTCATTGGTGGAAGTACTATGACGTATTACCTCCTGTAGCGTCTAAGTTAATAAGTATAGATGCAGCGTTTAAGGATAGTGACGACAGTGACTTTGTTGTTGTTCAAGTATGGGGTAAGAATAGGGCAGACATGTACCTAATCGATCAGGTTAGGGCAAAGATGAATTTCATGGCTACAGTACAGACGATAAGAAATATACACATTAAGCACCCTGATGCAACTTGGAAGTTAATCGAAGACAAAGCGAACGGATCAGCGATCATATCAACTTTGCAGAGGGAAATTGGCGGCATTATACCGGTTAACCCAGAAGGCGGTAAAGTAGCCAGGGTTAATGCTGTATCGGCGTTCATTGAAAGTGGTAATGTATTTTTGCCACGTCATGCAGAGTGGGTGCATGATTTTGTAGAGGAAGCAGCAAGTTTCCCTAATGGAAAAAATGATGACCAAGTTGATGGTATGTCCCAAGCTTTGAATAGATTCATTTACTTCAGCGGTGATTTCCCTGTTGAGAACAATGTGAGTACCCCATTCCCATTCCGTACTGATGAACCAAATGGAGGTGACTATTTAGGATGGTAGATGAAGCTGCAAAGCTAGGTGAACTGCTCAAGTTGCCCAACCTTGAGGAAGAAAC